GGTGCGGGTGGTAATATTAGCGATGGTACAATTGACATCGGTAATGCAGGGGGTCGCTTCAAAGACCTCTACCTATCTGGCACTGTTAATACTGGTCTAAATATCCATTTACAGGACAGTGGAACAACACGAGGTAAGATTGAGCTTAATTCTTCTGACAAGGATGACTTAGATATTAAGGCAGTGTCGTTAAGCTCAAATATGAAGTTCTTTACTGAAAATACGGAACGTATGCGTATTGACAAAGATGGCAACCTGTTGGTGGGTACTACGAGCCAATTTTCAGGTGGCTCTAACGCATCAACAACTGTAACTGTAGATGGTTCAGTAGGGCGTAAAGGCAATATTTTTACTGATTTTGATGACGTTTGGAGCAGTGAACATGCGGTTATTATTGAGGGTGTTTCTTCTTTTAACCCAAGCAACAGCCCTAATTCAGAAAACTGGTATTTTGTAAAAGCTGTATCAATAGACACAGGTTCTTCAACTGTATATTGCACCCAAACAGCAACCACCCTAACAGGTAAAATATTTACCAGATATAACAATGATGTAACAGGCTCAGGAACTTGGACTTCTTGGGTGGAAAAATAAATTAATATTAACTCGGAGCAAACAATGAACTTTACAATCTCAACTTTAGAAAGCAACACAGACGGTGGCGTTATCGTAGCACATTGGCAGGTAAACAAAGCCTCTGGTGAAAACGTAGCTACTTCTTATGGTACTGTCAACTTTACTCCTGATGCAGATGCTGATGGCTATAAGGCTTATAAAGACCTTAAAGAAGCTGACGTAATCGCTTGGGTACAAGAGGCTATCGACACTAAGACTCTTGAAGCATCACTAGACGCAGACCTAGCGGAACAAGTTACTCCGTCTGTAACTGTAGGGACACCTTGGGAAACTGTAGAATGATTACAATCGGAGATAAAACGTACACGGAAGAGGACTTGAGCGGGGAACAACTCGCTCAGGTTCAGCGTGTTAATGAAATACGTGGAGAACTCGCTAGTCTACAAATGAGAGCGCAAGAACTTAATGTGCTTTTAGACGCTTACGCTGGGTCTCTTAAAGATTCACTTACTGATGACGAACAAGAAGAAGAGGTCATCGAGGAGTAATCCAAATGACTAAGGCGAGAGACCTAGCAGTCTTTAACGCAGCGGGGGTACTTACGAGTACCTCCAATCTTAACGCAACTAAATTAACATCGGGGACAATACCCAACGCTAGATACGGTACGCCTACATTTAATGGGTCTAATCTGACAGGTATTAGCGGGGGGACAAACACCCCTGCTTTTTTAACTAAAATGTCATCTGCTCAATCTATTGCGAATGCAACTGATGTAACACTACAGTTTAATTCAATTTCAGATGGTTTTGATACTGACAGTGGATTTAATACTTCAACATATACCTATACAATCCCAAGTGGAAAAGGTGGAAAGTATTTTATGTATTGTGGTGTATATTTACACTCACAAGCAGATAATAAATTTGTGGCTTTAAAGTTTGTTACTTCACACGGTTTAAAAGGGGAAACTTACACAGGGTCTATAAATGCAAACAATGGCGTTCAGGCATCAGCACAAATGATACAAGCTTTTAGCGCAGGAGATACTGTGTCTATGAGAATTTATCATAATTTTGGAGGCTCAAGAAATACATCAAGTGGGATACAAAACACTTACTTTGGCGGCTTTAAACTAGCAGAATAACAGGATAAACAATGGAAGAACTAAAACCAAGAGTTGACCGCTTAGAGTGGCGTGTGGATTCTCACTCTGAACAACTAACTCGACTTAACCAACAAACAGCAGACCTAAAAGTGGAGTTATATAATATTAATAAATCACTCGCACAAATAAAGTGGATTGCTGTTGGTGCTGCGATAGTCATTGCGGGACAATCTATGGGACTAGGAAACTTCTTAAAATTAGTAGGAGTGTAATATGTTAGGCGTAACAGACTTAATCGCTGGTATATTCAAACCAGCCGCAGAGCTGGTGGACAAGCTACACACTAGTGATGATGAACGACTAAAAGCAAAAGGGCATCTGCTCGATGTCCAAGCTGCTGCTATGCAGCGTGTGTTTGACTACGAAACTTCTCGCATTGAAGGTCAACAAAAGATCGTTGCAGCAGAAGCTAAAAGTGAACACTTTATCGTTGCAGCATGGAGACCAATAACAATGCTAACCTTTCTTGCACTAGCTGTAGGCGATACCTTCGGGTTATTTGCTACGCCCCTTCGTGATGAAGCGTGGGCGTTACTACAGCTTGGCTTAGGCGGCTATGTCGTAGGACGTAGTGGTGAGAAGATAGCAAAGGTTATGAAAGGATAAATTATGGATACTAAAATATTAGACGAACTACACGACAGTGTAGCTAAAGACTTGTTACAGAAAGTTAAATCAGGTGAAGCAACTGCATCAGAATTGTCAGTAGCAACTAAGTTCCTTAAGGATAACGGAGCTGTTCACGAGGTTATAACGTCAGAGTCTCCTATGGCTAACTTATTAGAGGCATTACCCTTTGAGGAGGTGTCCCATTGAGCACACCTAGAAACTATAGACGAGAATATGCTAATTACCACAGCAAGCCCGAACAAAAAGCAAATAGGGCAGCTAGAAACAGAGCAAGGCTTAAGATACGCAAGAGAGTAGGCTCTGCTGCTATTGCTGGTAAAGATGTAGACCATAAAGACAGAAACCCCCAAAATAACTCTACGAGTAACTTAAGAATACAAAGCAAACGTAGGAACAGGAGCAGAAATGGCTAGTAAAGGTTTATACGCAAATATTAACGCAAGAAAAAAGAAAGGCATTAGTCGTTCTAAAAAGAACTCCACTGTTTCTAAAAAATCTTACGACAAACTTAAGATAGGTTTCAAGAAGAAGGATTAATAATGGAAAAGATGCCAGAGCAACTAAAAGACTTCCGTAACTTTATGTATATAGTTTGGAAGCACCTTAACTTGCCTGATCCCACTCCAGTTCAATACGATATGGCAGACTATATCCAGAACTGTCCCCGAAGAGCAATCATCGAGGCGTTCCGTGGAGTAGGTAAGTCATATATTACAGCAGCATTCGTGGTACACCAATTACTTCTCATCCACAAAAGAAGTTCATGGTGGTGTCAGCATCTAAACAAAGAGCTGACGATTTTTCCACATTCACACAACGTCTGATCCTAGAACTCCCAATATGCCAACATCTCATAGCAACAAGTGAGCAAAGGTGGAGTAAGATCGCGTTTGATGTAAGACCCGCATTAGCGTCTGGTAGTCCCTCAGTTAAATCTGTCGGGATTACTGGACAGCTAACGGGCAGTCGGGCAGACATAATTATCGCAGATGACATCGAAGTACCTAACAACTCTATGACGCAAATGATGCGAGAGAAACTAGGGGAAGCTGTTAAGGAATTTGATGCGGTACTAAAGCCAGACGGTAAGATTCTTTATCTTGGTACACCTCAATGTGAAATGAGTCTTTATAATACACTCACAGAGCGTGGATACCAGATGAGAGTCTGGACTGCTAGATACCCGTCCATAGAGAAGGCTGAGAAGTCGTATGGGCAGCGTTTAGCACCTACCCTATGGGATGCTATGCACTCAGCAGAAAGTCCCTTAGACGGCAATCCAGTCGATCCTAAGCGATTTGATGATGAGGACTTAATGGAGCGTGAGCTATCTTACGGTAGATCAGGTTTTGCACTACAGTTTATGTTAGACACAAGTCTAGCAGACATGGATAGATACCCATTAAAGTTATCAGACTTAATGGTGATGTCGGTAGACAATGATAAAGCACCAGAGAAGCTCGTGTATGGCGTTATGAAGCCTGTTAGCGACCTACCTAATGTAGGACTAGCGGGTGACAAGTATTACGCCCCAGAAGCGATTGTAGGGGACTACATAGACTATGACGGATCAGTGCTTGTTATCGATCCATCTGGTAGAGGTCAGGATGAAACAGCTTATGCTGTTGTTAAGATGTTAAATGGCTACTTGTACGTTTCAGACTGCGGAGGTATTCAAGGCGGTTACGATGAAACTACGCTAACGAAGTTATGTAACATTGCGAAGGAACAGAAAGTTAACATGGTACTCATTGAGAGTAACTTTGGTGACGGTATGTTCACAGAGCTACTTAAACCATTCTTGAAAAAGATATATCCTGTTACTACGGAAGAAGTACGGCACAGTAAGCAGAAAGAACTACGTATTATTGATACACTAGAGCCTGTAATGAACCAGCACAAGCTCATCATAGACCCTAAAGTTATCCAAAAGGACTTTGACAGCGTACAGCACCATCCCCCTGAGAAAGCTCAGAGGTATATGTTAACGTACCAATTAACTCGTATAACGAAGGATAGGGGATCACTAGCGCATGA